GTTGTCAAGAACTTAGGCAAGATGGATGACTCCGTTACCCGCAATGCCAAAGGTATGGAGGTATTCGGCAAAGGCTTTAAAGGCATTGATGCAATTGGCTTTGCCGAAGACATGGCAAAAGTTAATACTGTCACAGTCAAGCAAGAGGAGGCAATCCAAGCCGCTGCTGATATGTACGATGTATTTGGCGAGAACTCTCGACACACTATGCAAGTGCTTGCCGTTGAGTTAGGCCCAGTGCTTAAAACAACGATTGAGTATTTAAAGGAAATGCAGGGCGAGGGGAACTTGCTTGGCGATATATTTAAAACAGTATTTCAGACAATAGCCGTTGTTGCTGCCGAAGTTGCTTATGTTATTAAATCAACGGTTGCTGAAATTGTTGCTATATACAGTTATGCCGATAATTTAATTAGTAAAAATTGGGCAACTGCTGAAGCCAAAAATGATGAGTATGTCAAGCAAACAATAGAAGCCCGTAGAAAATTAGATGAGTTTAGACAACAAATACTAAACCCAGACCCCACGGGCATGGGAAAATTTGACATGGGCGCTGGTTCTGGTTGGAACGCACCGAAAAAAATAAGGAATGTAACTGAAGCAATAAACCCAGAAGATAAAAAACGGTTAGATTTATTGATGAAAATTGGAATGGAGCAATTGCGAATAGAACAAGAATATGAAGAATTTTATGGCAAATATGTTAATGACCAACAAATAGCAAGAGCTACTTATGAGGAAACCTCTCGGTTGTCAATTCAAAATTTAGACCGAGATAGAGAAATGTTTGCTCTTGAGATGCGTGGCGTTAATCTTAAAAGAGAAGATTTGGATTTACAAAAGGACGAATTAAAAGCAATATGGGCAAAAGCAGATGCTTTAAAAAAGATTGCAGACGATAGCAAATTATCTTCTGATGATAAATTGGCGGCAATTGAAAGAGAAGATGCTTTATACAAAAGAACAATTCAAGATGCACAAGCAAGACGCAGTGCCATTGTTAAATCAAAAGAAGGAACAATGATTGAAGGTTTTGGAGAAGCGGCTTTCCGTTTCTTTAGAGATATGCCTACAGATTTAGAGCGTGGTGCTTCTGCGTTCCAATCCGTCATGGGCAATATGGAAGGCGCAATTGATAAGTTTGTGCGAACTGGCAAACTAGGGTTTAAGGATTTGGCCCGTAGCATCATTCAAGATTTGATCTCGATTCAGTTACGAGCGCAAATGACGGGGATATTTAAAATGCTGTTTCCGACAATGTTTCCTGTCAGCACGGGTGCAGGGTCAATGTTTGAACTGCAAAACGCTGGCGCTGGTGCATTTGCAGATGGAGGCAGCCCCCCAGTAGGTCAGGCGTCTTTGGTTGGCGAGCGTGGGCCTGAGTTGTTTGTGCCTCGAACGGCTGGAACGATCATCCCAAATAACCAACTGTCTAACATGGGCGGCACTACGATGGTGACAAATAATTACATCAACGCCATTGATACAAAATCCTTTGAAGACCGTTTGCTTGGCAGCTCTAACGCTGTGTGGGCGGCAAATCAATATGCTGGCAAATCGCTGGCAGTGAACAGGGGCAGAGCATGAGTGGCTTCCAAGACATCTTTGAGATACAGCAATCCATGACGGTGAACAATCGCCGCATGGTTGGACAACAGGTAGCAAGGTCTGGTTACATCACGGTGGCCCAGTACCTGACGACTGTGCCTTGGGTGTTTACGGTCACGCCCCATGCCTATCTTTACTATCCGCAAGTTCGTGCAATCATTCAAGCGATTGACAACAAAGACCGTCAGTTGTCTGAAACCATTGTGATGACAAGCACTAATTTATCGTGGTTCACCAAGATGCAAGGAACGGCGACTGCGGCAACGCTAAATGGCGCACCAGCGGCTAATACGCAAACGCTTGCGCTGACCTCAAATGGTACTTTTAAGGCTGGCGATTTCATCATGGTAAGCGGATATACCTACAAGATAACTGCTGACTCGGCGGGGGCTTCTGTGGGCATCCACCGACCTTTGATTGGCACACCAGCATCGGGTACAACTGTTTACATTGGCAATCAATGTACTTTTACGGTCGTAGCAGAGGCTTGCCCAACCTATACGCTTAACCCAATGACTGACGGCGCTTTTGTTCAATGGGATGCGCCATTCGTGTTTAGGGAATACATCACATGACCACCATAAATGCCGTTACAGGCGCACAGATAAACCATGCCGAGTTTGTTCGGCTGACCGTAGGCACGGCGCTTACTGTTTACACATTCTGCAACGCTGCCGCCCCGATAACTGTTGACGGGATAACCTTCTCTAACCTTGGCGCTTTGCTGATGGTGGGCGATGTCCAGCGGGACATTAAAGCGACCTCAGACGACATGACCATTCAGTTGACGGGCATTGACCCAACCAACATTGGCATCATTTTGGGCAGCGAGATCAAAGGCTCGGTGGTGGAAATCTGGCGTGGTTTCTTTGACTCGAACAATCAAATCCTGACCTCACCTAGTCAGCAGTTCTTTAAACGCTATCAAGGGCTTATCAGTAGCGTTTCGATTACTGAGGATTTTAATACTGAGGCCAGAACACGGGTGGCGACTTGCTCTATTGCTTGCTCGTCAATGCGTAGGATTTTGGAAAATAGGTTGTCAGGGGTTCGGACAAATCAAAACAGTTGGCAATCCCTTTATGCCGCAGATACATCGATGAATCGGGTTGCTGAAATCTCAAACACTTATTTTGACTTTGGCTCACCTCCGCAGACTCAGACGCAGGCAAGTGAAACGACTACAACAATGGATTCAAGTTCTACAGGCGGTCAATGAGATTAGCAACAAGATACGACATACCCAGATTGCTGGAGATTGTGGAGGCGTATGCTTTTGAAAACCCAGTTAAGACGCTTGGCAAGACAGAGAACCATGACGCTAAGTATGTTGAGCAGTTGTTGTTCAGCATTATTGTTGGGCGTGGTTTTATCTTTATTGACAAGCACATGAAGGGGGCCATTATTGCGGTCAGGCAAAAGAATGTTTGGTCGCCCAATGTGACTGAGTTGCATGAGCTGCTGTGGTGGGTGGAGCCTGAGCATAGGGGCGGCTCGGTTGGTGGGCGGCTTTGGAAAGCGTTTAATAGCAAGGCAGATGAAATGTTAAAGGCTGGTGCTGTGGACTTTGTGATTGCCTCGATTTCAGCATCTGGCCCGTGGATTGATTTTACTAAGCGTGGCTACAAAGCGGTAGGCGCAAGTTTCGTTAAGGAATAAAAATGGTTGCGACAATGTTATTGGCGGCATATTACGGCTCTGCTGCTGCCGCTACACTTGCTTTAGGTGGAACAATGGCATATGCGGCAACGGTATTTGCCGTTAACTTTGCCGTTTCCATGATTGTTACAAAAGTGTTTGCCGACAATCCAGAAGCGCAACAAGACATGGGGGTGCGTCAGCAAGTACCGCCAAGTGCAGTAAACGCAATCCCCGTGGTCTATGGCGATGCTTATATGGGCGGCACTTTCGTTGATGCTGTTTTAAGCACAGATCAAAAGACAATGTATTATGTTTTAGCCGTATCTGGAATCAGCACGGTTGGGCAGTTCACATTTGATACGACAAAGATTTACTACGGCGACAGGCTTGTTACGTTTGATGGTTCAGACCTGACTAAAGTTGTTAGCCTTACTGATGAAGCGGGAAATGTTGACACAAAGATTAGCGGCAATCTGTATATCAATCTTTATAAGTCTAATGCTGCTGGCACTATTACTTCATTGAATGGCGCTTCTGCGCCTAGCACAGTCATGGGCGGCTCGGACATAGCGGTTGGGCAACGCTGGACAGGTACACGGCAAATGAATGGCCTTGGCTTTGCTATTGTCAAACTGACTTACAACAGGGATGCAGACACGACAGCCCTATCGCCAATTACTTTCCATGTGGCGCACTATCTTAATGGCGCAGGGGTGGCAAAGCCGGGCGATGTCTGGTACGACTACATGACCAACACGGTCTACGGCGGTGCGGTGGATACGGCTTTTGTCGATTCTGCTTGTGTTGCCGTGCTAAATACTTATGCAGATGCGACAATCACATTCACGAATTCAAGCGGCTCACCAGACACGCAATCCAGATACAGAATAAACGGCGTGCTGGATGCGGGGCAAACAGTTCTTTCAAATGTCGATAGAATTATGTCGGCCTGTGATTCTTGGATGACCTATAACGCAGCCCTTGGGCAATGGTCTGTTGTCGTAAACAAGGCAGAATCAACCGCATGGGCGTTTACGGATAACAACATCATTGGCGACATTCGGGTAAGCGTTACTGATTTGACAAGTTCAATCAATCAAGTTGAGGCAAGGTTTCCAAATAAAACCAACAAAGATCAAGCCGCCTTCGTTAATCTTGATTTGCAAATCCTTAATCCAAGTTTGCTCTACCCCAATGAGCCAGTCAACAAGTATTCCCTGACCTATGATTTGGTTAACGATTCAGTCCAGACCCAATACTTAGCCAACAGACTGCTTGAGCAAGCACGGGAAGATTTGATTGTTTCGTTCAGCACGACTTACTACGGCATCCAAGTTAACGCAGGCGATGTGGTATCGGTCACAAACACGGACTACGGCTGGTCTGCCAAACTCTTTAGGGTGATGAAAGTCAACGAGGCTTCGCTGCCTGACGGGGGCTTGGGTGCTAAGTTGGAGCTATCCGAATACAACGCCGCAGTCTTTGATGACGCAAGCATTACGCAGTTCACGCCTGTACCTAACAGTGGATTGCCTTCGGTAAGTTACTTCAGTCCGTTATCTGCGCCTACAATCACGGGCTATCCAACGGCAACGATTCCTCACTTTGATGTATCTGTCAGCATTCCAGCGACAGGCCGAGTCACAACAGTAAGTCTTTTCTATACGACCTCTGCAACGCCTACAGCGACAGACTGGAAACTGCTACAGACTGCGGAAACGACTAACGCACAGCCAATTACAAACTCAACAAGTTATGTCTTTGCAAATCAAAGTTTGCCTGCCGCAACTTATTATTTTGGCTACATTGTGGGCAATGAGATAAGCCAATCGGTTTTAAGTGCGCTCAGTTCCTCATTTGTGTGGAGTCCAACGGGTTTGGTTGGGACAAACGGGACACGAACTGCAATCTTGGTTGTCTACAAATGGTCTGCAACACAGCCTGTCAGTTCATTTCCAGTTGGTACATCAGATTACACATGGGCGACTGGGCTTTTTACAGCACCAGCGACATTAAACGGTTGGTCAATTGCTCCACCAGCCGCAGTGGTTGGTCAGACTTTATGGGCTTGCCGAACAATTTACACTGACACATTAACTGCGGCAGTATCAACCGTTACTTGGTCTGCTTCAGCATCTTATGCGGCGGGGGCGGCGGGTACTAACGGAACCAATGGGACTAATGGAACTGACGGGACTGACGGGACTAATGGTGCATCTGCCAGAGTTATGTATGCTCGCATTGCAAGTAACCCAACGCCCGTGACGGGAACGGTAACGGTAGCAGGCGATAACAGGCCCACGGGTACACAGGCCAGTGCCGTGTGGGGTTCATCATTCAATGTTACTTGGTACGCCAATGACCCAACCCCATCTAGCAATGACTCTTTATACCAAGCCGATGGCATTTACGATGGCACAAACACCGCATGGTCAACGCCCTATATTTCTGCGTTAAAAGTTGGCGCTTTGTCTGCTGTCTCTACCAATACGGGCAGTCTCACAATTAGCGGAACGCTGCAATCAAATACGGCGGCGATTAGCGGCACTACCATGACGGGCGCAGGCGGCGTGTTGTATTCGACAGGAAACTTTGCATTTGGCAATGCGACAACCAACATTTCGTACAACGGTACGCAGATGACGCTAAACGGCAATGTGGTGGCGACTGCAAATGTTAATGCTAACGCAGTCACTGTGGCGACAGGCGTGGCATTGGCAACCGATACAACTATTGCTGGAACTGAAATTACGCTGTTAACAATTTCCTCGTTTGATACTGGCGGTCAACCATGCTCAATAACTTTTTCAAGTAGTATTTTGAACGGTCAATCTGGACCAGCAGTTAATTCAACTTTTTCATATAGACTAAAATTTAACGGCACAACGCAACAAACTATTACCGTGTTTTTTAGTAGTAGTGGCTCTATTATTCCAGCCTCTGTTACACGGCAAATTTATTTTGCATCACCCCCATCTTCAGCATTTTCTATTACATTAACTTGTCAATTAACAACTGGAAGTGATAGCGCAATTGTTTATGCAATAGATAGTGGTGGTACTTCAATGGTGGTTTTGGGATTAAAACGATGAACTATTATGCTTTGGCTGATGCAGATGGGTACGCTACCCAATTCCTAAGTTCTGTTTTTGAGCAAGAAGGCATGGTGTTGCTAGATGCACTTCCAGAGCAAAGCCTTAACTCAAAATACAAGTTTCACATTGCCTCAAAGACATGGGTTGACACTAGAACTGAGCAAGAGATTCAAACGGAAACAGAATCGCTGATTAAAAGCGCACGCAATACTTTATTGAAAACTTCAGATTGGACACAACTTTTTGATGTAAGTGTTCCAAACAAAGAAGATTGGGCCACCTATAGACAGGCGTTAAGGGACATTCCTGACCAGCAAGGCTATCCAGAAAAGGTGATCTGGCCCATTGCTCCTCAGTAAAATTCAGCGTAGAATTCCGTTACAAGACATGACAATCCGTAGCCCTGCGAGTCAGCGGGGAGCGTCACCACCCTCGTTAGGGGAACTATC